GTTCAGGACGTAGACGGTAATAATATTATTAACGAAAACGCTAATACTATTACTATTGGTAAATCGGGAGATACAGTACAAGTTGCTTCAGGTGCATCACTGGTTGGTGGGGGAATTGAATGGCAATCAGTAGTGACCGCTGCAACTTTAACTGCAGTAGCAGGTAAAGGTTATCCAATTGATACTTCTTCAAATGCTTGTACAGTTACACTTCCAGGTTCTCCAAGTGTTGGAGATCAACTTATATTTACAGATTATGCAAGAAATTTTGGAACCAATAATTTAACTTTAGATACAAATTCTTCAAATTATCAAGGACAGACTACTAATGTCGTCTATAGTACGAATGGAGAAAGTATTAACATTGTTTATATAGATGGAACTAAAGGTTGGATTCCAATTACGGATGGTTCTGTTGTTTGTTCTACTTGTCCTTATGATATAGACTTTTTAATAGTAGGTGGCGGTGGAGCTGGAGGGACGTGTGGATCTCATAATGCCAGTGCTGCAGGTGGCGGAGCTGGTGGTTATAGAACATCAACTCAAACAGTTACGGCTGGAGTAGTAATTACAACAACAGTTGGTAATGGTGGATCTGCCGGTAGTAATTCTCAAGGAGCCCAAGGAGGTAGTGGTTCAGTTTCTTCAATAGCAGGTACAGGTTTAACAACAATTGAATCTGCAGGAGGAGGCGGTGGTGGAGGTGGCCCAGCTCCTGGTTCAGCTGGTGTTGATGGTGGCTCGGGTGGTGGTGCAACTATGAGTCCATCAGTAGGTTCGGGTGACGTTCCTGATGTTACTCCAGATCAAGGTTTTGATGGGGGAACAGGATATCCAAGTACGCCCAATTATGGTAGTGGTGGAGGTGGTGGCGCTAGTGCTGTTGGTGTTAATGGTACAAGTACAAATGGTGGAACTGGTGGTGCCGGTTCAGCTTCTTCTATAACAGGAAGTTCAGTAACTTATGCTGGAGGAGGAGGTGGAGGAACCCATAATGGAGGAACCGCTGCCCCTGGAGGTTCTGGTGGTGGTGGAGCTGGAGAGACAAATGCAGCAGGAAATGCTGGGACTGATAATTTAGGTGGTGGTGGAGGTGGAGCTGGTGCAATAGTTGTAGTAGAAAGAGCAGGAGGTGCTGGTGGAAAAGGAGTTGTTATATTAAGTATGCCAACTTCTAATTATACAGGAACAACAACTGGTTCTCCTACAGTTACAACATCGGGAGCTAATACAATTGTAAAATTTACAGGAACAGGGAGTTACACAACATAATGGCATCATTCGCAAAAATAGGATTAAATTCAAAAGTAATAGAAGTTGTTTCATTGCATAATGATGTATTAAAAGATGCTAGTGGAATTGAACAAGAAAGTCTTGGAATATCTTTTTTAACAAACCTTACTGGCTGGGCTGTTTGGAAACAAACTTCTTATAATACTCATTTAGGAGTTCATCGATTAGGTGGAACACCTTTTAGAAAAAATTACGCAGGAATAGGAGATACTTATGATGAAGATAGAGATGCTTTTATTAAAAGAAAACCCTATGCTTCCTGGGTATTAAATGAGGAAACTTGTAAATGGGAATCCCCACTTCCTTATCCTGATGACGGTGTTTTTCCGTTTCCCGACAAAAGATATGAATGGAATGAAGAAACCCAACAATGGGATCTTGACAATTCCTAGAAACTAATATACCTTAATTTGTGGTATGTCAGACAAGAATCTAAACCACACTATTATTAATAATCTTATAGACCCTATATCGTTTTTAAGTATTACAGATACATTAACTGGAGATACATTTTTTTGGCTTTATAATGATTTTGTAAATTATAAACCCTGTGACGGATATAAATTTACTACTGAAATAATAAAAAATTCTAATTTAACAAATTATGTTTTTGTTAATTATTTAACTATGATTCAACCTGTTTTAAAAAAAATAAAACATACAACCTTACATTCTGTTAGATTTAATTTGTTTACTAAAACACCAGAACCACAAAAATATTTAATTAATCATTATAAAAAAAATAGTAAAGTAGCAATATTGTTTGCTAACAACACTAATGGTGGTATTGAAATTAATAATACTTTTATTAAAGGTACAGAAAATCAATTACTTTGCTTTGATTCTAAGGTTGAACATAAAGTAGTTACCCCCACAGATACTAAAATATTTACCTACTTGTTAGTAAATTATGAATAATTTAAAAGATTATATACTTCATTTAAATAATTGGATCCCTAAAAATATTTTAAACACAACTTTAAAAGAATTAATTAAAAATAAAAAGTGGGAGACACATCAATATACAGGAAAAAATTTTACACCACGTCCATTAAATGGAAAGAAAGAACTTGATGTTTGTTTTGATAATAATTTAACTTGTTTTAAAGAGTTAATGAATTTAACTTGGAAAGCAATAGAAAAATATATTCTTATTGATAAAATAAGTGGAGAAAGTTTTACGGGTTGGAATGGATTTAGTACTTTAAGATTTAATAGATACAAAAAAGGGCAAATTATGTCTAAACACGCTGACCATATTCATAGTTTATTTACAGGAAAACATAGAGGTATTCCACTTTTAAGTATTGTATGTGTGTTAAATGATAATTATGAAGGTGGAGAATTTGTTATGTTTGACGATTATGAAATTAAATTTAAATCAGGAGATTTAATTATATTTCCCTCAATATTTTTATACCCACATTTAGTTAAACCTGTAAAAAAAGGAACAAGATATTCTTTTGTATCTTGGGTTTGGTAATGAATACACCTACAATTAATAGTATTTTTCCAATACCTATTTATACCACAAAAATAAATAGAGGATTTACAAAACAAGAATTAAAATTTGTAAATGAACAAAAAAAACATTGTGTTAATAACACAGGAAACATTAATACAAAAGATAATTATATTTTAAATCGATCACAATTTAAAAGCATTAAAAAATTTTTAGAAGAACATTGTCAAAATTATTTAAATACAATTATATGTCCTAAAAATAAAGATTTAAAATTATATATAACTCAATCGTGGTTAAATTACACAGAAGTTAATCAATATCATCATAAACACGAACATCCTAATTCAGTAGTGTCGGGTGTATTCTATTTTGATTCAGACATAAAAAATGATAAAATACTTTTTTCAGATCCTATAGTTTATAAACAAATATCAGTCATAACTGATAATACAAAATGGAATGTTTGGAATTCAAGAACTTGGTTTTTTCCTGTAGAAACGGGTAATTTATTTATGTTTCCTTCATCTACCACTCATCAAGTTCAAACTAAAAAAGGCACTAATACCCGAATAAGTCTAGCTTTTAATACTTTTTATAAAGGAACTTTAGGATCAAATGATAGTTTAACAGAGTTGATACTCTAGAATTATAGTGTATAATCTTTAAATGGAGGCAGTACACCACCACATACCTACTGCCTCCTTTTAAGGATTTTATATGTTATTAGGATTTGGCGCATTTTCAGAATTACCTTTTTCGTATTCAGGTACGGAAGGCAATGTTACAGTTACTGCAGAAAAAAACAGGTTAGTTATAACTATTGGCCCAGTTGGTCAAGCAGTATCATCAGTTAGTCAATCATCAGGAGCAGACCCTCTTGTTCTCGGAACGGGAAGCGTTACTCTTAGTGGTAATGCTAACGTAGATTTAACAAGTATTGGAAAAAATCCATTAGTTTTAGGCACTGGCACTGTTACAGTTTCAGGTAATGCAGTCGTAGATTCTGGTCTTAAAAATGAATTGATTATTCGATCGGGAACTGTTACTATTAGTGGAAATGCAAATGTGACCCCTGATAAGGTCCCATTAGTATTAACAACAAAAGAATCAGGAGTAATCACTTGGAATGAAATTATTCCGGGAGCAACTATGGTTTGGACACCAATAGAACCTTATTAAAATTATGGCATCAACTTATTCAAAAGACATATCAATGGAACTCGTAGCAACTGGTGAAAAAGCCGGTCTATGGGGAACAATTACAAACACTAATTTAAAAGTATTACAAACTTCCGTTACAGGTTATGTAGAAGTAACTTTAAGCACGGGAACTACTACGTTAAGTTTAGCTGATGGATCAGACACAGCCAATGGAAAACATATGTACATTAAATTGATCGGTACATTAAGTGGAAATTCTTTATTAGAAATTCCGGCTACTACGACTGGCGGAACAGCTAACAGAGTATTCTTTGTTGAAGATGCAACAGATAGAACAACTACTAATCATACCGTACAAATTTTTACTACAGGCCAAAGTGCATCTACTTATGTAAATGTACCTACAGGAGCTAATGGTTTAATTTATTCAGTAGGAGCAACACCTGCTGCTTATATGCCTATTATGCAACCTGGTGTTAAAGAAATTGATTCAGCTTCTGTAACAGCTTATACAGCCGTTTCCGGAGATGTTATTTTAATTAAAGCGGCAACTGCTCAAGTAACAGTTACACTTCCAGCTGCTCCAGCTTTAGGTGATGAAGTTACAATTATGGATGCTTCTACAACAGCGGTAGGATTTGGAACAAACCAATGTGTGGTTAATCCTAATAGTTTAAAACTTCAAAGAGGAACCGGCAACTATAATATGAATACAAATAATCAATGTATTGTTTGGTATTATACAAACGCCGATATGGGTTGGCAGATTAAGTCAAATAGTACATCATAGGAGTTAAGGATGCTTACGAAAATTAAGTTTGCTCCTGGCATTGACAAGCAAGACACTGCTGTCGGAGCTGATGGTCGTTGG